CAAGTGGTCCCGCGACGTGCAACCGTCCGGGACCGTGGCACCTCAGGAGGAACCCTGCGATGCAGCCGAATTGTACGTGCGCCCACTGTGGGGCTGCCTTTCACCTCAAGCCGTCTAAGATCGCCAGAGGTCGGGGAGCGTATTGCAGCCGTGCCTGTCTGGTGTCAGCCGGACAAGTCCGACGCGAAGCAAAGCGACTAGCCAGTTTGCATCCTCGACCGCCGTTTCCGTTGTGGTCGAAAGTCGACAAAACGGACGGGTGCTGGAACTGGACGGGCAGGGTTTCGCGTGAAGGAATGCGGTATGTCCACCGAGAGGTGTACGAACTACTCGTCGGTCCGATCCCTGATGGTCTAGAGATCGATCATCTGTGCCGCAATCGTCGCTGCGTTCGACCGGATCACCTCGATCCTGTCACTCACCGCATCAATGATTTGCGCGGAAATGCTCCAAGCGCCATCGCGTGGAGATCAGGTCTGTGTAAGCGAGGGCACTCTTTGGCTGATGCCTACGTCCGAAAAGATACCGGCGGCCGAATGTGTCGTGCCTGCCATCGAGATCGACAGCGAAAACGGGCCGAACGTGCCAGAGCACTGTAGGTGCTGCCTGATGTCCCTCGGCCTCGGCCCACGCCTGCAGCGCATCCTCGCCCATCTCATCGCCCACCCCGAATGGGAAGCCGACGCCTCCCTCGAGATCATCCGTTTCCGTATCCTCGACCGCGGCGTTACCCCCCGCGTCACCTACCAGACCACCGCCCGCGAAAAGTTGGGCTCAGGCTGAGTTACACGTGGGCGTCGCTAGAGTAGACTCACACGTACAGACCCAGCCGAGTGCCCTCGGCCACGTCCTGCCCCGACTCGTTCGAGTTGGGGTTTTTTGATGGCCCTTGATTTAGCAAGCCGCGAACAACCTTGACGTTTCAGAAAGGCCAGAGTGGGAATCCCGCCGGTCGACCAAAGTCCGAGCCAACCATCACCCCCTGGCTCAAACGGCTCCTGGCCGACAAGCGGGACGGCAAAACACGCGCCGAGCACGTCGCCGAGCAGTTGGTGAGTATGGCCGAGTCTGGCGATCAACTGGCGATCAAGACCTTGCTCGAACGCATCGACGGCAAGGTGCTCGAGCAGATCGACCTCAGTGTCAGGGGCGAGATCGTCAAGGCCATCGACGCCGACGCCTGGGGCGCCGTGTGACCGCCGCCACCGTCCAGCGCGTCTCAACGGTGCCCGGCCCAGAGACGAAGCCCTACCGCCCGCACGGTGCCCTGTACGAGCTGTTCGCACGCCGCGACCGCGAGCTCGTCGTCGAAGGACCAGCCGACACCGGCAAGTCGCGCGCCTGTCTCGAAAAGCTCCACATCGCCATGACCAAGTACCCCGGCGCACGCGCCGCCATGGTCCGCAAAACTCGTAAGAGTCTCTCGACCACGGCCATGGTCACCTACGAACGCTGGGTCTGTCCCGATGGCGCGGCCAAACTGTGGGGCGACCAGGAGTATCGCTATGCCAACGGCTCGCGGATCTACCTGCTCGGCATGGACGACGTCGGCAAGGTGATGTCCCTCGAGGCCGACATGGTCTACGTGCAGGAAGCGTCTGAGCTCGAGCAGGAAGATTGGGAGATCCTGACCACCCGCGTCACCGGCCGCGGCGCCACCATGCCCTACGTGCAGCTCCTGGCCGATATGAACCCCACCCGCCCCGACTTCTGGCTGTACGTTCGCGAGGCTGAGGGCAAGGTGGCGTTTCTGAAGGCCACCCACGCCGACAACCCGACGATCACCCCGGAGCGCCTGGCGCCACTGGATGCCCTCACCGGCTTCCGCTACAAGCGACTCAGACTCGGCCTCAGAGTTGCCGCGGAAGGCATGTTCTTTACCGAGTGGAACCCCGAGATTCACGTCGTCGACGCGTGTGATCTGCCCGCGGACTGGACCCGCTGGACCACCACCGACTACGGCTTCGCCGATCCGTTCTGCACCCTGTGGCTGGCCCGCTCACCTGAGCGCAGGATCTACGTCTACCGCGAGTTGTACGCCACTGGCCTCAGGGACGAGCAGCAAGCCGATCTGATCGCCCGGCGCAGCCAGGGCGAACGCATTGTCAGACACATCGGCGACCCGTCGATGTTCAACAACCGCACCGAGCAGGACAAGCCCAGCATCGCCAGCGTGTACCGGGCTCACGGGGTGCGCCTCGAGCCTGGCACCAATAGCCGCATCCCAGGCTGGCAGGCCGTACGCGCGGTCCTGTCTGCCGACCTGGGCAAACTGCCGCGGCTGCAGGTGATGCGCGAACGCTGCCCCAATCTGATGCGGACGTTGCCAGCGATGGTTCACGACCCGCTGGATGCTGAAGACCTGGCCGACAAGATCAAAACTATGAAGACCGAGGACCACGCGGTCGATGCCCTCCGGTATGGCGTGATGGCCGAAAACGGCATCAACGTGACCCGCGACCTCGCCAGTCTCGCCAGCAACAACACGATGCCCATCGTGCGCCACACTGGCAATGGCACGCCACGCCTCGATCCGAAACTGGAAGGTATGTTCGGCATCCGCCGATGACCACGTCCGACAGCGACTACAACCAGGCCAAAGACCTCGTCACCCTGTGGACGCAGAACGCGTCCCGCTTCCAGCAGTCCCGCGACCTGATCGCCGACTGCGCCCAGTGGAGTCTGCAGAATCGTGCGCCCTCGGTCCCCACCACTGACGGCCGCCGCCAGGGTTTTTCGTTGCAGCTCCCCAACGCCACCACCATGCCGCAGGATGTGGCCTCGTTCGTGGCCCGCCGTCAGCCCGCGCTGGTGCGTACCCCGCTCGGCTCAGGCTCACGCGCCGCCCGCACCGCCAGCGATATCGAGATCTGGCTGCAGGAAGCCTTCAAAAGCAAGATCAAGATCGACGGCGAGCCGTTGTGGGAGGTGCTCTGCGCCCACGGCACCAGCGATGCCGAGTACGCCGTTCTCGTCCAGCCCGCCCCGTCCCACTACAGCGGGTTGCTCGAGCTGTTCGACGACCAGGGCAACATCCGCGGCGAGTGGTCGCGCAACGCCAACAACCTGGACCCCGAAGAGTATGCCGAAAAGACGGGCTCGAAGAAGGGCTACCGGCCGAGCACCGGCAAGTCGACGGCGGCTCAGAAGGCGTACGCGAAGGATTACAAGGCCCGTAGGTGGCCGTTCGTGGTGAGGGTGTTGTCGGCCCCGGAGTACCTCCCCCTGGGCCGCAACCCGTTGAGCGGCCGACTGGACACTGTCCTGATCCGGTCGGTCTGCTCAGCCACCCACCTCAAGACGCAGGGGTTCGAGTGGTGGTCGTATGCCACCGGCGGCGCCCACGAGGCCAATGTCGACGGCTCGGGCAAAACGTACTGGCTCTACGAGCTCCACAGCAGTAATCCCTGGCACATCGTCTATCAAATCGTGGGCATGGACGGCACCCAGTACACGGCCACCATGGGCGGCAACCCCGCCCAGATGGGCCTGGATATGGAAGACCTGTACGGCATCCAGGCCCTGCCCGCGGGCGTGTTCTACGGCTGGCACCGCGCCCATGAGAAAGACCCCGACAAACGTGGCATCCCTCTCCTTGCTCCGTTCCGGGGGATCATGGGCGCCGCCAACCGCAGCCTCGCGGGCATCGTCGAGCACAACTACCGCACCGGCTACGGTGGCTGGGGAATTCAGCTCAACCCCGCCATGCTCGAGGCGTGGGTCGAAATGGGCAAGCCCACCCAGTTCGACCTCAAGGATGACGCCATCCACCTGCTGCTCGGCGAGCCCACGTCGCTGGTGCATCAGGGCGTGGGTGGCGACGCCTGGAAGATCCTGGAATACCTGCAGGGATTGGTGGCCCAGTTCGACGAGTCCCAGCGCGTGCGAACCTCAGCCGATGCCTCGAGCATTGCCCAGACCACCAGTCTGGCCAGTGCCGACACCATCCTGGGCCAGATCACCGCGGGCGCCCTGCTGGCGTACCAGCTCGTCGCCGAATCGTTGCTCGAGCAGTGCGCGGCCCTGTCCGAGGCGACGGGCGGGCCGATCCCGGTGTACTGCCACGTCACCGACCAGGGCACCGAGCAGACGTACGTCGAGCTCAGCGCCAAGGATCTGATGGGCGACTACCGCGTGGACGTGGAACAGCCCACCGCCAA